GTATGTTATTCTCTTGTAAGAATACAATGTACTTCTCAACAGCTTCAAGAGCTGACAAAGCACCCGTTGAACGATCATCAGCGTCTGCACCCGTAGCGCCCCACTCACGAAGCTTACGAGTACTTGTCGCAGTTTCGCCATACAAAGCGGTATCGAGATTCATGTTACCTCGTACATGGGAAGCATCTAACGTAGTCTGACTTGTAACCGCAGCACGGCAAAGATAAGAATAGAGCTGCTTATCTCTCGTGTTGGATAAAGTCATAGCAGCTTGACGAGCAAGTTCACTACGGAATTCCCACTGAGTCAACATAAGGTCCACGTTATCAATCTCGAAGTGAGCGGCCATTGGTCGCTTATCGAGACGAACTTGGAACGTAGTTGCGGTTGAGTCTGCACCACCAACCAACTCTTCACCAGCATCCCATGAGGGATTCAGGTCAACGGTACCCGTGATTGGGAACTCAATTGTCGTACCACTTGCGATAGTACGTGAGTTGACGAGGGGTTCAAACATATTATATTCATCATAGGCGTGGATGATTTCTCCCGCCCAGATAGGTAGCCAAAGCTTACCTGTATTAGCGGCATTAGCGCCACTTGTTGCGGCTGTGAGACTATCCCGATATGGAAGATGTCCAACAGCTAAACTACTTGCTGCACTCATAATATTTCTCCTTAAAGAAATTTAAAACTATTAGTTAAATCGGATTTAAACCTAGCTTTAGATTGTTCCTTTTGGAGTCTTTTACTTGGCGACTGTTACTCAAGTCTGATATTACCTTGTCTCTTTATCCAAAGAGGGGCGTGATCAATTTAGATAACTGTCTTAGGGTCCGTCCTGCCCTAGAATTGAGGTAAGTTATTCCAGTCGGTTATAGACATTCTATCTTCAACCATCCTTCTAAACTGACCTTCTCTAGTAAACTTAGGATTGTTGCGTTCTTGATTGAATTCTGACTTAGATCCATAAGGCCGAATACCAGTCTCACTTGCCGGAACAGTGGCGAGATTCTGATTCTTAGCTGGCTCTGAGGCCTTTGCAGAAGTAACAGCTTGGTCATACATAGACGATAATCCTCTTAGGGTCACCTCGTATGATGGGGACGCAAGTCCTATGTTTATCATTTGTTGATCTTCTGAGCTAAGATTCTTACCAGCCCAGTCGAATATATGTTGTAACTTTTCCTGTCCCCCAACAACATTGGAAGCTTTAGAAAAGTTTTCTCGTAGCCTAGCCTTCTGACCAGACACATAATCATCAATCATCTTATCTGAGAAACCTGTTTTACTTCGAATCTCAGTTCTAGTTTCGTTTGAAATACTACCCGTAGCTGCCATTTCCATAGCCCAAGCCTCATATGTTTCTTGGTTTACTCCAATATTAGAAGCCTCAATAGCCGAAGATTCTTCCTTAACTTGTTCTTGAATACGTAGTTGAGGAGAATCTGAAGTAATCGCGGGCTCTTCTGGCACAGCTGGTGTCTCGGGCTCTACAGGAGTAGAGTCTTCTTGATTAGCATACTGCTCTCTTAGCGAAGCAATTTCTTGTTGGCCTCTTGTGTAATTAGCCTGAGCTTCCTTAAGACTAGAGAACCAACCCTCAGCATCCTTAAAATTCTCAGGAATAGGTTGTCCAGTATTATCAACATATGTTTTAAAAGCTCTTTGTTCTGCTTCATACTGAGCATCTTCTACCTTACCAGTCGGGAAAGTAGCCGAAGCACTTTGGGGCTGGGTAGGTTCTATATTAAGCTGAGTCCCGTCAGAGGATTGTTCAACTTGTTCGTTAGACATAAATCATATACTCCTTATTGTTAACGTCCGCCGCCACCACCGGCAGCCGTAAATGACACAGTTTTTGCAGTGGGTACACGAGCACTTCTTATACTCTTTCTTCCTTTAACCTTACTAGCTCCCATGGGAGTAAACTTCCGAGCAGGGGCTCTCTTGGTTTTACTTTTCTTTTCCTTTTTCTTTGCCATAATACTCTCCTTATGCAGGGACTCCTGCTCTTGGTGGGTTAGTTTTATAAGGATGTTCTGAATATAGGAAGGATGTCTGAGCATATTTATGTGCTAGATACCCTTCCAAGTTTTTAATATCATCAGTACTTAAAGTACCATTGTAAAACATAATTTCATAGATATTTCCAGTAAATGTATTCTGTCCTGATCTATCGGCCACACCTTCTCTTCCGCCGATAAAGAATTGCTGAGTATTATCAATATCCATATTTTCAGTTCCAGTAATTGCTGTATCGTTTATAGAAATATTAGCAAACTTAAGAAACTGATCACCTCCAGACCTGCCTACAGTTAGTATTATTGGAACTGTATGATCAACCGAAAACGCAGCTTCTGTAGCCGAACCATCAAAGTAAACTTTATATTTATCAGTTCCAGAAACTTCTTTAACACTTAAAGCAAAACCTCTACTAACATCGGAAGCTAATACATATTTCTCAGCAGTACTAATTCCACCAAACTCTGCTATCATAGTTATAGAAAAGTCTCCTGTACCGGGATCTAACTCACCGTCTCCAGACTCATCCAAAGAATATATATACTGAGATCCATTAAACCCCATACCTTTAAATTCATTTAACGCCGAAGTAAACTCAGGGCAAGAATCATCAGAATTGGTATTTTCCCAAGTAACTCCATTGCCAGATCGGTCTTCAGCTTGAGCAATTATACCATCATCAGTACTTAGAGGATGGTAGTATTCTGGACTCAGCCAGCACACAAGATTAGTAGAACCTAACTCTGTTGGAGTCCAAATAGGACCAAGTCTTATATTCCAGTCTGTGTCCCAATCCTCAGGAATCTTAAAGCTTCGAACATTGAGTAGCTCTGCTCTAATAGAAAGGACATACTCTCTCGAACCTTTTGAAATAAGATTAGAGTGATTAGCTTTTAAAATACTAGTTGTAGTATTACCAATAATTTCTAGCTTACGCAAAGGAGTTTCTATTCCCATTTTAAAACTTCCTTAAAATCAAATTAAATACCCCTGCAAATACAACACTGAAGAAGAAAGAAGCGACATATATTTTCGTATCTAGTATTGTCAGCTTCTTTTCTATTTTTGCAAGTCTACGATCTATGAAAGTAAGTTCCTTATTAGTTCTTTCTAATTCGTGAACAATATGTACCTTGTATTCGTTCCACCCATTAGGAGAAGACACCTCAATAGGCCCCGACAAAGGTAAGTCTGCCAGTGGTCCCAGCTGTTGCTAAATCAGAATTAAATATTAGCCTGTATGCTGGATAAGAAGTCACCGCCTCGGGTAAAGTAAATAATTTAATTCCTGTTACATTTGCAGCTACATCAGAAGCTATCTCAACCGCAGAAGTCCAATCAGTACCATTAGTAGAGTATTGAATCCCAAGCTTAGGTCTATTCGCTACAGCGCCGCCTTTAAAATCTTGCGGAAGAACAGAACAGACCTCTTGAAACTCGTTATTATAAGAAACAGCAGTATTTCCCGTAGCTCCTGCAACATCTTGGGTAATCGTTAGGACAGCCCCACTCCGAGTTGCTGTCAAGCCATCAGTATAACCATGGCCTGAACTTGTCTCGTTAATAGCATCCTTCAGGGATTCAGCAGCATTCTCTGCACTACCTTTACGAGACCACTTGTTCTTAGTAATATCTACAGTCTCATCAACACCACCCGTAAAAGCGGCGGGAGGATTAACACTGGTAGAATCTGTAAAGGCACCACCACCAGTGAAATCTGTTTTTGACATCCCATCAAGCGGGTCTGTTAGAGTAATTGTGGTATTACCAGCTGCACCAACCGTGGCCTGAGTAATAGTTACTACCCCTGTGTCTACGCCACCAGTGAAATTTGCCTTGGTCATGCCAGCAGTTCCGCTGTCTGTTAGAGTAACTGTAGTATTACCATCTGCACCAGACGTAGCCTGAGTAACAGTTACCACAGCCCCATCTACCGTAGCAGTAAATCTAGTTCCAGCTGGACCTGATGAGGTGTTGATAACATTCATTAAATTAGTAGCTGTGGCATCATTAGATGTTGTGGATTCCCATGTACCGGCGACTGAACTTTGATCACCATTAACAAAATCGTAGTTAGTGCCATCAGTAGCAATTAGGTTTACCTTATCACCCGCATTGAGTTCGGTAAAGGCTGTAATAGTTACTGTTCCTACCGCTTGTACTTCTGATACCGCAGCAGAAGCAGTGAACCTTGTTCCCGATGGACCCGATGAAGTATTAATGACGTTCATCAAATTAGTAGCTGTGACAGCGTTGGAGCTTGTGGATTCCCACGTTCCCGCCACCGAACTTTGATCGCCATTAACAAAATCATAGTTAGTGGTGTCTGTAGCAATCAGGTTTATCTTATCTCCAGTATTTAGTTTGGTGAAGTCTGTAATAGTTACAGTACCTGTAGCAGCAGTAGCTACTGAAAGTGTAATTGCCGTATTAGTACCGTCATCAGCATCCCGTCCCTTTAAATAAACCTTACCATTGGCCGTTGTTTCGTCAGTATCTGATACCCGATTAGCATAAGCTTCTAGGTCCGGCAAACCATTAGCTGAATTAATAGCAGCCACTAAGTTTGCGGCAGAATCGATAGCAGAGGCAGGCTCACCAGTTGAAGTGGCATCGTCTATGGCAAACAAAGTATACTCACCTGATTTGGAACCATTCGTTGTCCCCCTAGCAGCAGCCTTGAAGATTACCGTAGTAGTTACACCGTCCATATAGGAAATAAGTGTAATAGTAGAATCCAGAACAGCAGCCTTATCAAATGTAAAGGTAGCTGAGCCGGAGACTCCAAGTGTACTCACTCCAAAGTAAGTCCTTGTCTGTCCTCCAGCATCAGTAAATTGTACATAGGGGTCAGTTGACAAACTTGTGGTTTCAATATCATCATCAAATGTAAGTGTAGTAGTAGCAGCAACCGCAGCAGCTCCATTAGTATAAGCATCAGAGATATTAACTCCAGCTAAAGTAATAGGAACTAACTGCGAAGAAACCGCAGCTGTAACTAATGCATTGGCAGATAAAGAAAGTACTGCACTTTGATTACTAACTACGACTTTCTTTCCATTATACGTAGTAGTAGACGCTGTTAAGTTTAAAGCCTGAGGATCGGTTGTCATTTACTGTACTCCTTGCATTTGTTGCATAACTTGTTGGATTCCTGCTCCACCAGTTTCAGAAATATCCTGTTGTGCTGCTTGAGCCACAGCCCCGGTTACAGCTTGATTTATCATAAGCTCATTTTGCTGAGCACTTTGTACTTGCCCTTGAGCTTGGGCGAGCTTCATTTGTTCTTCCCGTACTTGTTCTTCTGACTTAATCCAGAGTTCAGAATTAAAGCCCAATGAAGTAATCAGAGCCTTACCATACTGATCCCATCGGAACATCATGGCTGCTGCTTCAGGAAGGTTTCGTATCATCTCACCCATTTGCATAAGTTTATGAAGATCAGAATCTCTACTAAGTGCTTGGAGACCTGTTATAATATCAACATTTAATAAGCCTTCTTTAGAAAACATTTCTTCGAGCCGTTCATCTACCTCTCCATTGGTAGTCATAAGGAATACAACACGAGCAACCAATGGTCGCATAAGATCTCTAGCGATTGCTGAGAAAGCACCGCCGAGAACATGCTCAAGTTCTTGACCAATCATACGGACAGCCGTCGCCGTCACTCGTTCTCCTTGGGGAATACTGGCAGAGTCAAGCAAGAAGGCTCTACCAATTTCCTGCCTAAGAAGATTCACACCATTCTGGGTATGATTGATCTGGGGATTCATAGTAGTTGCTGGAGAAACAACATGTACCTCGTTTGGTCTAGCACTGACCCAACCACCTGTTGGAGTGCCGTTAATATCATCTACTTCAGCCATACCCGTTGGGTCTACGGCCATCCAGAAAATAGACGAGGCAGTAATGCCGTTGATTAAACCTTCCGTGAAACCCTCAAGGGCTTTAATATCACCTATCATATCTTCGCAGTGGCTTCGACCATAGTTCTCTCCAGCAATACTGGCCCATCGAAGGACAATAAAGTTCGGTACAGTAAACTCACCAGAGTTCGTGACATCTCCCTCGGTATCTTCAGTTACTGCATCTTCCTCATCCCTTGTGAGCCGTGTATACAGCGGCTTGTAGCCTTGTTTACTATCGGCATCAAGAGATGAAGAGAAAAGAATATCCTGATCATTCTGATCATTCTGATCATCGTCTACGGTTTCGTATTCTTTATAGATGATTTCATTGATATCTCCGTTCACACTTCTTCGGACCACGAACCTATCAATACGGATCAAGCGAATATTCATATCGTCCTCTAAGATCACCATCACATCCCCAACAACAATAAGATGCTGAAGTATTTGATATATAGATTCCCTTAGATTACCACTAGAGATCTTATTATATACTTGATAAGAAAGATTACTAAGATACGAGTCTATTTCTATCTCTGGTTGTATGCCGGATGATAACTCAAACCTAAAGAAGGGAGCATCATTCAAAGGCAATAATGCAGACAACATTCGAGAAGCCATGGAAGTTACTCCACGGGCCGAAATAGAACTATAGGGCTGCGGTAATTGGGATTGTTCATTCCAACCTTCCGGTGGAAGAACCGAAGGAATCGTAAGGCTTGAGCAAAATCTAGATCTCTCTAGTTTACTAGTCCTTAAAGAATCCAGTATTCGGAATCTGTCTGCATTAGTTGACATAATTTATTACTTAGGCCTATCTGTGGTTGGGTCAGGCACTGGATCGGGACTAGTACCCTGACCTAGACTTGCCCACATAGATGATGTTCGATTTTCTAGATCTAATAAATTGGCATCGTATTCCGAAGGAGCAGCGTCAATACCAGCCTGTTCCATTGCTTCAAGTTCTGCGATCCGTTGTTTTTCTGTAAGCTCTGTTTGCTTTCGAATCTCTCGTTCTTGAGACTCACGGCGGCGTTCTGATTCCATTTGGAATTCTCTAGCTTTCATATCACGTTCTTCTGCTAAGGTATTTTCATAGGATAGTAAATCTTTTCGATCGCTTGCGGACATACCACCACCTATAGTTGGTCCTCCTCCAAAACTCATAATTAAACTCCTTTATATTACCTCGGTCTTCTTCCCATATCCTGTCCAGATCTTGGAGAAGTACTACTGGGTCGTGGAATTACTGTGCCTTGGCCCGGTCTTGGTCCAACAGTTGGCATTCTTATAGCTCGATCTCGTAATCCTAACATTTTTTTGCGGTCAAAATCCTTGTCTCCAACTTTCGTTTGAGAAGCTAGATCCGCTTGAGAAGCTAGATCCTTTTGTTTTGCTTTAAATTCAGCATCCATTTGTGAGGTTTTAAGGTCTCTCTCTGTTACCATAGTACGGAGTTTCTTATTGTGTGCTTTATCTAGAATAGCGAGATCTCTCTCTGCTCTTATTCTTGCTTTAGAACTAGCAGATTGGAGGTCTGCTGTTAAGCGAGCTCTTTCTTTTTGATATTCTTCTTTAGCCAACTCTATAGCCTCTTCTTTTTGTCCTTCCCAATCCAGTTCTTTAATTCCGAAAGTCTCGCCAACCCAAGAAACAACATCACTAAAAAACCCCATAACTATACTCCTTTTCTTTGATTGGTTATTACTTTTTCAATGTGCTGAATAAGTTCTTCTCTACCATGTTGGATAGACAAAAGACGAACCATCTCATCATTCGTCATCGTCTCTTGATACTTTACTGGAGGATATTTTTCTCTTAGATACTGTACTAGAAGTTCGTCTAGTTTGGGAAGTCTCTTCCAGTCCACGTAATTTCTCCTCTATAAGCTTCAACTTTAATATTACATCCCGCATTAATAATAACATTTCAGCAGGAGTAACAGAAGCATTCATTGAAATCTTTCGTTGAATTGTTTGTAAACTATGTTGGCTCATTTTAAACCTCCGTTAAATCAACAACTTCACAAGCATCCCCATGGCATGCAAGTTCTTGAGAATTAGTAGTCGAGTCTTCTTTTTCATAAGAAGAAAGCTTTGACCATATTATATCTTGTGGCATCTTTTCAGTCAATATATTATATTCAGTTTCTGTAATTGCTTCAAAGGGAGCCTGATCGTAAACATTATTATCCTTCGGCAGGAAGGACACCCCGCTTACATACTTCCAATTATTCCATACCCAGCTACCTACCTCTAAGAAGTTTATATCAGAATAAGATATAGTAATACTGGGCTTGTGGTCACACCAAGTCTTTTGATATTCCAGCCACAGTTCAAGGTGAGTCACAGGATCTAATTCATCTTGAGTTATGCATCCCTTTGGAGACTGTAGTGGAAAACTAAAGACCATGGTTTTGTCTGGTTGAGAAACACAAGGCTCATGTGGCATCCCACTGTCAATCATAAACTGACAAATAGGATCCTTGGTATCAATCCTAACTCGACGCAAGTATTGGTTGGCATATCTTGGATGCATACCGGAGCTTGTGCCTGCAACACAGCTTGTTGTTCCACTTGGTTTACAACATGTGATAGAAGCACTTGGGTTTATGTTCAGTAACTCAGAGAAGTGTAGGTTTACATCTTGCGTATATTCCTTAAGCTTCTTAAGAGTCCAACGAAGCTTGGGCATACCAAGTTGACCAGACATAAGCTTGCTGTCATATATCCCTGTAAAAGATACACCAAGCAATCTTTCTTCTTCACAGTTTGTTTTCCATTCCTCTCCCAGATAAGGGAACTTTGTACAGGCAGATTGAATTGTACCTAGTATGGTAGCCAATCTTACCTTCTTCTTTAAGCTTTCATAATCATCATCTTCTCTAATAACAACCTCTGTTAAATTACAGAATTGTCTTGGGCGAAGAATGATTTCACTGCATGGATTGGTTCCCCAATCATCACAGGGTTTTCTGTTTGCTTTTTCAGCAAGCATAGCAAGAGCTTCACGATTACAGATGCCCCGTTCTCCAGATCGAGAGGTATACATAGCAACCCACTCATCTAGAAATTCAGACATTCCCGGCTTAGTTGTATACACTGCTGAGTTATTGCTCAGTCTTCTATGTCCTGATGTCTCCCACCAAGGACCAGACTTAGCAGTAGCCATGTCTCTGTCATAAAGATCGGATAAGGAAATCAATGCGGACCTACGAACGGCCCCAGCAATAACAATCTCCCCAATCATGCATACAATATCATGAACCTCAATGGGCTTAAGGTGTCTACCTTGAGCTCCCATGAACTTATTAACTGTATATCTAAATAGTTTCTCTAGAGGCTCGGGACCAGAGGCTCTTCCTCCAAAGGTCTTGAGTCTAGCACCGGCAGGTCGAATCAGATGAGTCTCCCAAGTAGGGTGAATACCTTGGTAAAGATACTTCAGTAAACTACTATAGGCTTCAGCCCAGCCTTTGCGAGAATCCTCTACAACTAGAACATCATCGTGTGTTCGTTCAATCTCTTCAGGAACCACAGGTAACTGCTCAATATACTTAGACTCACAAGAAAAACCCACACCCGTACCACAGCACAGGATATACATAATTTCAGAGAAAACCTTGGGGTCATTCACAGCCACATAAGAGCAGTTGTACATACATGTATCGTCTACATCTGCGGCAGGTCCAGCGGTCATCAATGCCCTCATACTGGGGAAAACCTCTAGATTTTTGGTAGCCATACGGGCATCTTCAATATCAGGGAACCCAGAAAAGACAGGGAAGCGAGAAAGAATATAATCATAGTATCTATCGACACATTCTTCCCAAGTTTCTCGTCTACCAAGCTCATCATCCCAACGACAGTACTTAGATTTTGCTATAAACTGCTGAAAGTTATCCATTTGTTCTTTATACTCCAACTTTAGGGACCCAAAGGTTAATTTTGTCCGTGGAACTATCATAATCACCATTTTCTAGTATCTTAACGCACCTTGCCATGGCAAAAGCAAGATCGTCGCCTTCTAAATCACACGTTTTCTTTGGTATGTACTTCTCTTCGTGATACATATCAATAATATTCTGATAAATGTCCTCACCTTCCCACTTTTTCATGAGAGATCGAGCACGTTTGGGGCCTATTCGCCACAGTCCGGGGATATTATCTGTACTATCTCCTGTCATCCACTGAACTAAGAAAAAGAGTTCTGCTTCTTCCGGGCTGATATATACAGACTTCTCTTCTTTATCAGGATTATAATGCCATCCTGACACCCCTCGTAAATCTTTATCAATTGTAACGGCAATCCCAGTGCCGCTGGAAGCTGCTATTCCTAGTAAATCATCAGCCTCTAGTCTATCGACGTAATCAATTGGGTATATGTCCTGTATATAATCTTTAATTTCTTTTAAATATTCCGGTGTATCCTGAGTATCTCTATTCATTTTATAGAGAGGCCAGATATTTCGCCTGTAGTTATCCTTACGGCTACAAGATAGAGCAATTCTAAAATCTTCTGCTTCATCTGGAAGCCAGCTTTCAAGATATTCTTCAACCATTTGAGGAATAAAGGCGGGATCATCTACCTCAGCTCTAAAGGCAACTTTATATGCAATGATATCTCCATCAATCACAGCCATCGTCGGGCACGGGATCATCATCTTCTTCTCCATCCTCAAACTCCTTTAATAAGATGTCAATTAAATCATTAAGCATGTTATCCATTCCCTCTAATGAACCCGAATTACTGAGGTCTTCTAGGTTTGTAGTTAGAGCATTGGCTTGGATACCACACCAAATAGGAGCCATGGCTCTTGCCTTTATTGACAAGCCCTTTACATCACCATCATTTAATAAATGACAATCATACCATTGGATCTTCTCTTCATCTCCATCTTCAATAGCTCTAGCCAATTCTTCTGAGTGGTGTTCTCTCCAAGTAGCGTTTGCCTCGGACAATTCTCTAGTTCCAGAAGATAAGAAAATCATAGTAGCGTTGTTCTTCAAGCCGAGCCCGACTTCGTTCTGATATCTACAATCATCTACTATTACACACCTTTCCCAATAAGGATTATTCTTATATAACTCCAATTTCTCTTCTTTTAAAATTATATTGAGTTCTATCTCGAATAAATCTACCCAATGATTTGGATTTACTTTACGAAACATAGCCCCAAACTCTTGACAAAACTTTCGATACTCTTCATTATCTTTTTCTTTTGAGTAGCCTCTTTCTTCTGCCTCTTTCTTCAGAGGATCTGCAAACGACAACAACTTAGGAACAAGACCGAGTTCAAAAGATTCCTTTGCCAAAAGATTAGCTAATGTGGTCTTGCCAACCCTTGCTAGTCCAGAAATGATTATTAACTCCATCTCGGATCTCCTTGTGTAGTAGATGTGGGGCTATATGAAGATCAACCTTGAATCCACACATTCTTAATAAGTAGCTTGTAGCTAAAGAACACGACATTGGTGTATAAGTTTTTGAAATGAATCGACCGACTAGCCACCAGAAAGAGTTCTCTATAGTGTTTGATAAACGAAACTCAGGTCTATCTAAAAAACAACTGAGCTGATATAAACTGACAGGAGCTGAACCAAGATCGACTACGGTTTCTTCTATCGTTATACCCTGTCGCTTTAATATCCAATCATACTTAGATTTCTCTACTAAATACATCCCACCATTTGGATTTATGACGTACACGTATTCCTTATCTGGCTGCGTGAACCAAACAACAGAGTGTGTCATCGGTTGCCGGGATAGAAATCGATATACTTTCGCTCTCCAATCCTTCCGGTTAGACTTACCATAGAAGATAACCTTAATATTGGTTTCGATTAGTTGCGGATTCATTGATAAATAATCATTAAATCTAACATAACAGCCAAATTGTGTTCAATTCTTGCCCCTTCGGATTTCTGCCAACCGTGCAACATGTATATGCTATCACAAGAACAGACATCAGTCAAGTCTCTAGCCATAACAATTCGCAGTCCTTTAGAAGTTTCTAATTCTTTATCTGTTAAACCTGAATCAACGTCAGAAGTACAGGGATTTATAACTTGATAAATTCCCTTTGACTTTAAACTTTCTTCAGCTCTGTTAAATTCTTTGTGGTTAAAATCTTTGATTCCCCTCATGGGACCTGCAATATAAATCTTTAAGTAACTCATCAATGACACTCCGACCAATTGTTTCCAACTCTAAACTCTCCGTCCATTTCAATTTGGCATCCAAGTATTTTACCTGCTTTCTTGATTGCCTGACATCCTAGAGTTCCTATGATATCAGAAATGACGGGATCACATTCCAACTGCCACTCATCATGAACAGTTGCCATAAACTTAACCTGATTCTTGAACGGTCTAAGGCTTCGGCTAAATAAGACCTGACCTAACTTCATTAATATAGCACCATCACCTTGTATCTGTACGTTCAATGCTTTATGTACCGCTCTACAGGGTACCTCTCGACCATCTAATAATGTAATTGTTTTCTTGCGGTGTACTTGCCACTCTACATTAGCAAGTAATTGCTTAAGAGCTGGCATTGAATCTAGGTATTGTTGTTTGATAATTCTACCTTTCTTTGGTCCACCTCCTACGATCTGACCAATCTTAAAATCACCTGCTCCGTATATTAGGGCATAGAAGAAGGTCTTCGCAGAGTCTCTGTCGGGCAGACCAGCAGCCTTTTGATTAACCTCATGGATATCTTCATTAAGAACTTGATAAGCAAAGTCTCCTTTATCCCATCTAGCCATACGACTAGCCAGTAGCCTCGCTTCCAAACCCGAGGCATCTATTCCTACCTGAACCCAACTTTTCTGTGGTATGAATAAGGCCCTAGCTCTGGAGTTACTGGAAACCTGTTGTAGGTTGGGCTGAGAGGCTGTCATGCGTCCTGTGACGGTACCTTGAGTGTTGACACTACCATGTACCCTTCCATCACGAGACACATTAGCTCGGCTTATCCAGTCTTCTACTTGACTGAGGAGCTTGGTAATAGTAAAGTATTTTACTAGTTTCTTGGCCTCATAATAAGGTAGCTTCTTAAGAACGGCTTCATCTAACTTAGGATTACCCTTCTCAGTCTTGGGAGGATTCCATCCATACTTAGTATGTAATCTCTCGGCAATTTGTTTGCGGGAACTAGGATTAAATATTGTAATCTTATCCTTTAATCGTTTACCAGTCTTATCAGAATATCTCTCATCTATATAAGGAAGAAAGATCTGTCCTAACTCGTCTTCGATACCTACTTTTTCCATAAGAAGATCGCCTTCGAATTCTTCAGCTCGTGTCATATCAAACCCAAAACCATTAACGATTTGATCTGATATAATTCTAGCAACTTTATGCTCCAACTTTACAGACTTGGGGAACCGTTTGAAATATTCCTGCTCTTCATGAAACACTTTTGTAGTTACTTCTACATCTTGAACGCAGTATTCCACCATCTTTTCTGATAGTTCAGAGAAATCATGAAACTCTTGCTTAGGGCAGTTAAGATATTCACCCCAAGCTTTGAGGCTGTTGGAACCAAGTGGGTGGTCTTGTCTATCGGGGTACATTAATCTAGATACAATCAAAGTATCGAATGTTTTTGTCTTAATAGGACCATAGTATCTTTCAAGCATGGGAATATCATACATGATAATACTATGACCAATAATTAAGTCAGCTTCCCTTAGTAATTCAACTCCTGTTTCTATTTCGTCTCTTAAGAATGTATGTTTTTCACCTGTGTCTACGTCTTGTATACACAAGCAAAAGATATCATCACCTTCGGGTGTAGGTACACCTTTCTTTTCGATTGTGACTTCGCTCAGGCCGTTAGCCTCGATGTCGAAAGCTAGTCTCATCTTTTATTTCCTTATATTTTCTATCGCTTTATCTCTTGGTCCTTGTAGACCTAAGAAATTTTGTATTTCTCTGATACTCAACTCGGAAGTTTCGAGCATGTCCTCATAAAAACAAGTCATGAACTTAATATTGCGGTCTCGCCACCACCGTTGGATAGATAGTTGACCAAAATTAACTAACCTCCTATAATCTTTGAAGTTCATAGTTCTGTATATTTCTATAGACCTTGCTCGCACACTCGAAGGATCCATGCGTCCATCACTGATCTCTTTATCCATAACTTCTACATCTAGTTTTGCTAGATTTTCATAGCTTGTTGCTTGGGCATCCTTATCTCTACGCTCACATAATAACACACGTTCTATGTTTTCATTAGGTATAAAGGAAATCAACACAGGGCCTAGAATTTTTATAGCCTCCCCGTTATGGGGATTATGTGTATAGTTACGGTGTTCTTCAAAAGGAATATCATAATAACCCCAAGGATTGTGTTTTGTTATCCTTTCTTGATCTTCATCAGAAATATCTTGACTGTGGAGATAACTATTACCCTCAAAGTTATAACTGTCTTCACCAATAAGGGGAACTCCAAGATGCTTTAGGGTTTGCATCATTAGACTTGACCCACTTCGGGGCATACCTGATACTACAATCATGTTTCTGGATCAGTAATAACTCTACCATCGTCAGCAATTGCAAAGTCAAGTTCCTTAAGTCTACCACTACAACGATCATAGAATAAACATGTAGCAACACCAGCCCTACCTGTTAGTCTGTTCTTTAGAACTCTAACTGTCGTAGTGTTAGCAATCACAGGATCTGGATTCTGCCTGTCTCGTTCAAGAGCAACAACAACATTAGGTACAGAGGCTAAAGAACCAGAGCCCCTAAGGTCTTGTAGTGTAACACGATCCCCTTCTTCGTAAGACTTAATTGTCTTCTTGAGTTGGGATACCACATCAATTCTAACACCTGTTCTACTGACCAGTGCTCTTAGTTCCTTCATGATATTATCAATCAACAGTCTCTCGGAATTAGAATTATCATAGTCCGAGGAAGTATTCAATAAACCAGCAGCAGCAGCAGTGATGTGATCAAGAACGATGACATCAACTCCTAAGGATACTGCCATGAATTCCATTCTTGCACAAAGATTATCCAAAGCAGAATGACCAAGATGATCGTACACATAGAGACTGGTGGTCTCAAGCATTCTCCTTGCTTCAGCATATTCCTCATCAGTTAGATCATTAATTATATCAACTTCAATACTAGGTTTACCAAGCTTCTCTCTAAGTTCATTCATAAGCTTCTTGGCTCGAATGGCTCGAACAGGTTTACTCAAGATCAAAGAGACCATATCATCAACAGTCTCTTGAGGAGACTCTTCAAGCATGATCGCACCTACACTACGACCCTCTATCAGGTGGTGATGCATGAGCTCACGAAGGATAGTAGACTTCCCACTCCCAGTACCGCTAGCCCAAAGAGTAATTTCACCACTCCGCTGACCAAGTAAGAACTCAGACAAATTGTCGAACGGAAAGGGGTATACTCTAGTGTGTTCCATGTTTGGATCAGCAATGATCTGAGATACATGAACAATCTCATCTGGACTGTAGTGCTGGGCTTCCCAGATAGCAGCTACTACAGCTTTCCCCTGACCCTTCACGAGGCATTCGTTAGCATCCTTGTAAGGTAGCTTGGCTATTTTACATTTACCGGGAGGTAATAGCTGGGCTACTGCT